TTGAAGTTTATACTATGTGTGTTCAAAATATGTCCAACAACTGGTTAAAATAATAGGTATCAATCATGGCTTTCCCATCAAGTCCAATAGACGGACAAACATATATACAGTTTGGAAGAACCTTTACTTATAGTAGCACACTAGGTTCTTGGAGAACATTTAGGAATAGTGATGTTGACACATCAGGTTTAATCACAAATATACAACTTACAGCCAATTCTGGTGCAGAGTTTGCTAATTCAGCCTTTACTAAAGCTAACGCCGCATTTGCAGCTGCAAATACATCTGGTGCCGGCATCACAAAGACCTATTATTGGAAAGGTGCGTTGACAGAAAACGTTGGTGCACTAAGATACTATATACCCCTTGCAACAGCAAATATAACATCAATTAGGTCCTATTTGGCTTCACCAGGTTTAACACAAAGCACAGCTGTTGTTAAAAAGAATGGTACTGTTGTAAACACAATAAGATTTGCGGCTGCTGGAACAGCAAACACACAAACTGGTTTGTTAATTCCAGTTACCTCATCAGACTACTTAACAGTTGATATTACACAAAGTAGTAGTGGTTCAGATTTATATATTAACTTCATATATCAAGGATAAGTTATGAGATTCGAAGAAATACAAAACATATTTCAAACTCCATGGTTGGCACCATGGGAACATGATTATTATGCAGCAACATTTTTGGAACCAAAAACAAGCCAAGAATTCTTAGACTATGCATACAGTAAGATTGAAAACCTTTCCGGCATTTGGTATGAAGTGTCTGGTTCAATGGCATGTTTTGTTGTGGCAAAAGGCACTGTAATTCCAGAAGATTTTGCTTATACATTAACACAGGCTGAAGGTGTACCAGAACAACCTGTGGCAGAAGAAGGAACAGAATAATGTATATCAAATTAAATTTTACCTCAAACAAACAATTAAACCACATATATCGTATTGTCAACGAAATCATCAATCAACCGGCGATTGCTAACGTTGCAACTTTACAAAGTACTGCAACATCACAGTCTTGGTGGGCAACATTGTTGACTGGTTTTGATGCAAACACAAGTGAAATTATTAGAACAGGTACTGGTACAACCGAACTAACATCAAACACAGTTTCAAGATATGCTAGAAATGGTGCTGGCCCCAGCGTGGATGACCAACATGCATGGACACTTGAGTTCTCTAATTATGATGATAACACAAAAAAATATTATATTCAATTTGTGAACGCTACTGAGACTAGTTATATATCAGGGGTTAGAACAGCTAACGGTTTATCTAGTGGAACTTTATCAAGTTTAACGAGTCAAGATAGGACGCAAGTAGGTACTAGTGTTACCACTCCAGGTTCGATACCATCATTTAATAATTCATTGGCTTCAGCACCAACTAACAGCCAAGGTTCTGGTACCAGTGGATTCACCACTGTAAGAACTTTCTTTATGTATTTAAGTGATAATGCTCTTGTTTGGTGTGCGACACACGGAACAACTTATAATGTTGGATTTGGTAACACTTATAGTCTTAGTACAGCATATACTGGACCATTCATCTATAGTCAATACAATAGGTTTGATTACACAAATACTAGTGCAACAAATATAACACCGTTATTGTTTACAAATTGGAGTAGAGGTATAGGTATTGGCTTTGGTGGCATAGCAGATTGGGGTACAGTTGAAAACACACAATATAATACAACCAGTAATGCAATTGCATTTAGAGTGTTTAATTTATATAACAGTTATCCATCAACAACTGCCAGTTTTCCAATGATACTTCAACCATATGTTAGTTGGGGTGTAGGTTCCAGATACTCACAAGATTCTGCATTGACAGCCACATCTGCCGGCGGTGCCACCATAACTACTCCAGCATATGCTCCAGTGATTTTCACAACAGCAAGTACACGTTATCCTAGTGCAGATTTAAAGTCTCAAACTTTTGGAATGTTACCGGTTTCATGGAGAAATTCATACTACTATAATGCTGGTGGTGATGCCAGCACACAAGGCGGTTGGTACGTATTCAATGGTGATTATTATCCAGGAGATGAGTTCTCATTTGGTGGAAAAACATACAAAATTTTACCAACTTGGAGCGGATATACTGCTCGTGTTGGCATAGCAGTTCCAAAGGAATAATCATGTTTGTCAAATTAAGTTATACAGCAAATACCAGAATTTCAGTTCCGTTAAGAACGTTAGCGGATATTATTAATACCAGTTCGATTACAAGTGTCGCTGCGTTGCAAAGTAGATTTACTTCTGCTTCCTATTCGTCCACATTAACAACAGGATTTGATGCAGTAAACAGTGAGATTATTAGGATTGTTAGTCCAGCAAATACAATATCTCATATATATGTCAACGACCTAAACCAAAACGGAATAAAATTTACGTTAGAACAACCAGTATATGATGCGCCTTCTAGTAAAATTTATACACGAATAGATTGTCCTGTCGGATCCACAGCGACTTATTTTGATATTGGTACTGCAATTACAGGTGGCACTATTAACTCATCAGGAGTACCATTATCAACATCTGACAATACAGCATCAACGATTGGCACATTATTAACATTAGGTGGAAACAATTATGGAAATATTAACAATGTTCTAAGTGCTGGTAATGGTCATGGTAATATCAGAACATTTTGGGCTTACGTAACAGATAAGTGTTTCTTTTGGGCTGTCACTAACACGGCCAGTTATAACGTTGGTTGGGGTCCAACTTATGCCAACAGCACACTGCAAGGTGGACCATTTTTTCAAACACAATATACTCGTTATGATTATCATAACCTTGATAGTAACGGAATTTATCCTGTATATTATACAGCTCAAAGGAGTGCGGGCCTTGGATATGGTTCGACAAATGATTTAACTACTGTACAGAATTTAAATTTTACAACTAATAGTACCGTATTACCAGTACGTGTTCACAGTATGGTGTCTGCTTTACCAAAAGTTGATACTGTTTGGCCGAAGATTTATAATCAAGCGGTTCATATGACTATGGCAGGCAGAGCTTCTAGTCATTATGGGTTGAATATAATTCAAACTTTAGGAACAGTAGGCAGTGCTGCTGCGGCTTCATACGCCGGTGCATATAGTTCAACAACAAATAATCGTTATCCATCCGCAAATTTAGCAACAACAGGTTTTGGTTTGATGCCGTTCGGATGGGAAGCAAGTACCTTTGGTAATCACGGAGGTAATGCTAGTGACCAAAGCGGAGTATACATATTTAATGGTGAATATACACCTGGAGACACATTCGTATATAACAATAAAACTTATATGATTTGGCCAATGTGGCAAGGATTTGCTACCCGAGTTGGTTTTGCTATTCCAATGGAGTAATTAAAGTGGCATTGATAAACACAGCTATACTATTGGTAGGAACTATATCAAACACGGCCAATAAAACCAATACAATTCCAGGACAAATGAACATTACTCAAAGTCTTGTTGCTTCAAATATAGTTTCTGATGCAAACATATTTACTATGACTAACGATGCAAGAGTAAATGCCATAAGTAAATCATATACAACAATGACAAACAGTTTTAACGGAAGAATAGACTCAAATATTATTAAAGTCTTCGGAGAAATTGCACAAAGAGAATATTGGATGTAATTTGGGTGGAAACCCGAAGCATAAATATTCCTATAGAGGGATATAAAAAAAATGCCAACACAAGTACCACCATCAAGGTTAGACTCATCTAAAGATTTTTCATCTTTAGTTCCTTCTGCATTTGCAAAAGCTAATGCTGCTTTTGAAGCAGCAAACACAGCATCTGGTGCGGCCGCAACATCAACACCAAAAATTTCAAGTATTGTTTATCCAGGAAATGATACAGCAGCTGCAACAGCTGGCGGTCAAACAGTCACATTAAATGGCGCAGGTTTTAATGCTGGTGCAAGTGTTCTAATTAATGGTTCTTATGCTGGTGTGGTCTCTGTAGCAAACAGCACTTCATTATCATTTACAACACCATCAAATAGTGGTGGAACTTACATATTGTATGTTATTAATACTGATGGTGGCACAGGCATTTCTGTTCCTGGTATTAGTTATAGTGGCACACCGTCTTGGAGTAACGCTGCTGGAAGTTTAGCAACAGTATATGAAACAGCTGCAGTAAATACACAATTAACGGCAACAGGCGACATAGCTGATGGTACAATCACATACAGTTTACAGTCGGGTACATTGCCGCCAGGAAGTTCATTGAATTCCTCAACAGGTTTGTTATCAGGTACAACACAAGTAACAGAAAATTCAACAACATATAACTTTACTATTCGTGCAACTGACGGACAAAATCAAGATACTGATAGAGCATTCAGTATAACAATCAGTCCAGACGTTGTTACATGGAGTTCACCTGCTGATGGAACAGTTACTGCATTGTTTCAAAACGAAGCAATGTCGAATGTTACACTAAGTGCAACAAGTGCAGCAGGCCAAAGCGTTTCTTATACCGCAAATGCATTACCAACCGGAGTAACTATAAGTGGTTCAAATGTAACAGGAACTCCAACCGTGCTGGGTAATACAATAAGTGTCATAACAGCCACTTCTGCAAATACAAATAGAACAACAACAAGAACATTTACATGGGTGGTCAGTGTTGCTAATGATACATTCTTTAAAAATACAACATTGTTATTGAACGGAGAAACAACTGTAACCCCATTCATTAATGAAGCAAGTGCAAATAGTTTAGCTTTAACCATTCAAGGTGATACTAAACCTGTGTTGTTTAATCCATATACACCGGGGTATTATAGTAATTATTTTGATGGTACTGGAGATTACTTAACTGTTCCGGGTACAAATATAACTAATATTTTTACAGGCGATTTTACTATTGAAGCATGGTTATATCCAACTGCTGCTTTTAGTTCTTCTTGGGTTACGTCTGATGGTGGTTTTACAGACATTCCAGTAATGATTTGTAACGCATCTCCAACTTCATCAAATTATTTTTGGGCATTTGGTCCTAGTAGTACCGGCACTGTTAGATTTATTACTAGTTCTATATATTTTAACACAGTAACCTCAACTGCAACATGCACTGTTAATGCTTGGAATCACCTAGCACTTGTTAAAACTGGCACTACATATAAAATTTATGTAAATGGCGTAGGAACTGCAGGTACTACTATAACTACTTCGCCTGGAACAGCTTTTTCAGATGCTGCAGGTATTTCTATTGGCGCAAACAATGGAAAATATATTACCGGATATCTAAGTAATGCTAGGATTGTTAAAGGCACCGCAGTCTACACCGCAAACTTCACACCACCAACTGCACCACTAACAGCAATAGCAAATACAAGTTTATTAACATGTCAAAGTAATAGACTTATTGACAACTCAACTAACAATTTTACAATCACTAAGGCCGGTGATGTTTCAGTATCCTCAGCAATACCATTCACCGCAAATAGTAGTTACAGTACTTATGGTAGTACATACTTTGATGGTACTGGGGATTATTTGTCAATTGGAACAACTCAATTATGGACACCTAGCAATAATTTAACCATAGAAGGTTGGTTCAACATAAGCACGACTGGTGATAGGTGCATTTTCTCTAAGGATTCAGGATCAAGTGGATCAAGTAGAGGACTTTTTATATACATTACTTCTACTGGTGCTGTTTCTGTTTTCTATTCAGTAAGCGGATCTTCAGAAGCGTTTGCAACATCTTCAACAGGATTAGTTGTTGCAAACCAATGGTATCATCTTGCAGTAGTTAAAAACGGAAGCAGTTGTGCTGTATATTTAAACGGTGTATCTATCGCTACATTTACTGCCGCTACTATTGCCTGTCCAGCATCGCCAACGAATTATATAGGTATATTTAATGCTTCTTATCCAATGTTAGGTTACATAAGTAATTTAAGAATAGTAAACGGCACAGCAGTCTATACATCAGCATTTACTCCACCCGCATCGCCATTAACCGCAGTAGCAAACACAAGTTTACTAACACTACAATACAACGGTGGTGCAACTAATCAAGGTATTATAGATAACAGTAATTTCAACAACATCGTCACAAGATTTGGTAATACAAGTCAAGGTACTTTTAGTCCTTATAGTGTAACAGGTTGGAGTAATTACTTTGATGGCACTGGTGATTTTTTAAGTACACCTGCCAATGCCGCATTTAGTTATGGCACAGGTGACTATACAATTGAAACATGGATCTACTTGCTGAGTTATACTGGATCTGGTGTGTATGGTTACATATGTGGTGCAGGTGCGTCAGGTCAACAAGACCAGTTTGTGATGAACCCAACAACCGGAACTTTCTACCATTATGATGGTGGTGCCACATATCCAACATCTTCTACCGCTATACCATTAAATACTTGGACACATATTGCTGCATGTAGAAGTTCAGGAACACTTCGTTTGTTTATGAACGGGGCTTTGGTTGGATCAGGGGCATCCTCAACCAACATTACAATTGGCGCAACAAACACATTCTATATTGGTAATCGTTCAGGTGGTGGGGATAGTCCTCAACAAACATTCAATGGTTATCTTTCTAATCTCAGAGTAGTCAAAGGTACAGGATTGTACACTTCAGCATTTACTCCTAGTACAACACCATTAACATCAGTAGCAAACACAAGTTTATTGACATGTCAATCTAACAGATTAATGGATAACTCACCAAGAAATGCTGCCATAACTAAAGGCGGTGATACTTCGGTTCAAGCCTTTGGTCCATTCGGTAGCATACCCGAAGCAGTGCCAATAAGTTATAGTAATTATTTTGATGGTACCGGAGACCAATTAATAACTACCACTTCTACAAACTTAGCATTAGAAAGTAGTGACTTTACTATAGAATTATGGTACTACCCTACAGGCAGGGTACAGTCTTACCCTGTATTGATAAGTAACGGTAATTTTGGTTCACAAAAATGGCAAATAAATGACAGGCATCAGGCTTTCCCCACAAAAGTTTCGGTAAATTTGTATGCCGGATCATCGGGTGACGGTTGGTTGGTTAGTACCACTACTATTTCTGTAAATACATGGTATCATGTTGCATTAGTTCGTTCTGGTAGCACCTTTACATTATACATTAATGGAATTGCTGAGCAATCTAAAACACTCTCGGGTTCTATTACGGCAGCTACGGATTTTATTACACTAGGTCAAGACCAGAATCAAGGTGTTACCTGTTACACAGGTTATATTTCAAATGCTCGTATTGTCAAAGGCACAGCAGTCTACACCTCAAACTTCACACCAAGTACAACACCACTAACAGCAATAGCAAACACAAGTTTATTAACTTGTCAATCAACTACAATGATTGATAACTCAACTAATAGATTTACAATAACTGCTAATGGTAATGTTACACCAAGAATCTTCAATCCATTCGGATACACCGCACAGAGTGCAACAAGTTATACTCCAAGTTTACATGGTGGTTCAATTTATTTGGACGGAACAGTAGACAATCTTTATTCAAGTACAATTTCAAAATATGGTTCTACGAACCACACAATTGAATGTTGGGTATTTTTCAACAATGTTTCGAGTAGACAATCAATTTTGAATAGTGGATGGGGCACAGGCTCATATGCAACAGATGGTGGTTGGACGCTAGACATAGCAGGTACCAACGCCGGAGGCATCAATTTTGCTCTAGGAACAATGGCTTCTGGCTCATTTTGGATAGGACCTGGCACTGGTGTAGGATCATTTACTGTTGGCCAATGGTATCATATTGCAATAGTAAGAAATAGCACAACAGTAACCATTTATTCTAATGGAGTTTCAATTGCCACAGGAACACTTACTGCTAGCACAACTGTTATGTCAAATATGGGTGTTTTACGTATTGGTGCATATGATGGAAATGGATTTCCATTTAATGGATACATTTCTGATGTGAGAGTTTCTTCTGGTGCTTTATATACATCTAATTTTGTATCACCAACGGTACCATTAACACCAACAGTCACAATTGGTGCAAACACTTTTACTGCTGGTATTTTAGTGAATGGTGCCACTGGTGGTATCATAGACCAACACGGTACTAATGTATTAGAGACTGTAGGTAATACACAATTAAGTACCGCAGTTAAGAAATATAATAGCGCTAGTATGTATTTTGATGGTACTGGTGATTATTTAACCACACCGGCAAAAGACTCTTTATCATTTGGAACAGGTGACTTTACGGTTGAAGCGTGGGTGTATTTTGCCAGCATAGCAGCAGACCGAGGTATTTTAGGATCGAGTGGTGTCGGCGGATATGATTTTGTTTGGAGAACTTCAAATGGATTGAATATTGGTAGAATTAATACGGCATTTGATAACTCATTTGCGTTCACTCCTGTTGTTAATACTTGGTACCATATAGCATACTCTCGTTCAGGGACAAGTTTGCGAGCATTTGTGGATGGAACACAAGTTGGTACAACAGCGACAAACTCAACCGCCTATAATTCAGTAACAGCAGTAATAGTTGGAGGTTCAACCACATCAGACAGACTGATGAATGGTTACATAGACGACCTAAGAATCACTAAGGGATATGCACGTTATACTAGTAACTTTACTCCACCAAGTGCTTTGATAACAAAGTAAAATATGTATCTGGATTGTGTGTGGAAGTTACAAAACCTGAAGCATAAATATCCTTATAGGGGGATATAATGGCGAAAACAATCACAACAAGAACGGCATTCAAAGATTATTGCCTGCGTAGACTGGGGTTTCCTGTAATTGAAATCAACGTTGATGACGACCAGGTGGAAGACCGTATTGACGATGCATTACAATACTGGCAAGATTATCATTTTGATGGTCTACAAAAAGTCTATTACATTAAAAAGATAGACCAGACAGACATTAATAATAAGTATCTGAACCTGTCTGAAGCTAAAGATTCATCAAACAATGCATTACAAATTGCTGGTATCACCAGAATATTCCCTATTTCCGATTCACATTCTCAAGTCAATATGTTTGATTTGAGATATCAACTCCGTTTGAATGAGTTGTATGACTTTACCTCCGCTTCATACATTAACTATACGTTGACACTACAACACTTACGTATGTTGGAACAACTGTTTACTGGTGAAGTTCCTATTAGATTTCAGAGACACATGCAAAGACTCTATATTGATTGGGGTTGGGGTAGAACCGAAGCACCAGTCGGTACAACAGTCATTGCAGAATGTTATGCGGTGATTGATCCTGATGTGTATACACAGGCCTGGAATGACCGTTGGTTAAAAGAATATGCAACAGCACTTATCAAACGTTCTTGGGGCAATAACCTTAAAAAGTTTGAAGGTATTCAATTACCAGGTGGTGTCAAATTAAATGGTGACAAAATCTATAGTGAAGCCAAAGAAGAAATAGATGCATTACATTTAGAAATTGGTGACAAGTACGGTGCACCACTAGAAATGTTCATGAACTAATATGGCAACCTCGGTTTATTTCAATAACTATAACTCTCTTGCTGAGCAAAGGGTAATTGAGGACTTGATTGTTGAGTCAATCAAGATTATGGGTTTTGACGCCTACTATTTACCTATTGAAAATGAAACCGATAGAGACATTTTATATGGTGAGGATCCAATAAAAAGATTTGGTTCAGCATTTCCAATTGAATTCTATCTATCTAGTTCGATGGAATATGGTGGCGAGAAAGAATTCTTTTCTAAGTTTGGCCTTGAGATTAAAAACACTGTCAACATTATTCTTTCAAAGCGTTCTTTCTCTCAACGTGTACCACAAGATATATTCACAAGACCAAGAGAAGGTGATTTAATTTATGTACCGTTCTTAAATGGTACTGGTGAATTGTTTGAAATTAAATTTACAAATCAAACTAAAGATTTCTTTATGTTAGGCCGCAAGATACCATTCTTCTATGAATTGGAACTAGAGAAATTCAAGTACTCACAAGAAGTTATCGACACTGGTGTGGAAGACATTGATGATGTAATGATTCAATCAAGTTACACACTAGACTTGACTACTGGAACTGGAACTGGAACATATGAAGCTAGGGAAGTTGTATTTCAATCTACAGATAATACACAAGCAAATGCATGGGTCGTGGCTTTAGTACAAGAATGGATCAAACCAGATGACTCACTAAAGGTCACAAATATTGCAGGTGAATTCCGTGACAACGTTGCAATCATTGGTGCAACAAGTAATGCAAGATACTATTTGGCATCTTATGATCCGTTGAAAGACAGTACACGAAATGAATCCTACGATAATTCATATTTGTTTGATACAGCCAATAACATTATTGACTTCACAGAAACCAATCCATTTGGAAGAATATAATGTCAACATATAACCGTGTCATAAGAAAATTGGTTGTTGGATTTGGTAATCTGTTTGATAACATTACCTTGTATAGATTTAAACCAGACCTTACCGAATCGGAAAGATTTATTGTTCCTATTGCATATGCAAGTAAAGAACGTTATGTCATGCGGCTTGAAGAAGATTTGAATTTGGATAAAAAGGTACAGATGACACTACCACGTATGTCGTTTGAAATGGCCGGTTTATCATACGATTCAAGTAGAAAACAAAACACAAACATTAAAAATTTTTCAGGAACTGCGCCTTCAGGAATACTTTCACAATACAATCCTGTACCATACAATTTCGATTTCAATCTTTACATCTATGTGCGTAACATAGAAGACGGTACACAAATTATTGAACACATTTTACCATTCTTTACACCAGATTACACCATCAAGTTAAACCTTATTCCTGAAATGGGAATAATTAAAGAAGTTCCTGTGATTTTAAATTCTACACAACATGAAATCACGTATGAAGGTGGTAGAGAAAATGAAACTCGGATGATTGTTTGGACATTAAACTTTACAGTCAAAGGTTTTATATTTGGTAAGGTTACAGAAACTAGTGTTATTAATCGTGCCTTTGTTTCTGTATATAACTTAGTATCGCAAGAAGAAGTAATTGAATTTTACATGAACTTAGATTCTGGTTACGGAACTTATAAAGTGGGTGAAAAAGTATATCAAGGTTATACTCCGGATGATGCAAGCGCAACAGGCATGGTTGTACAATTTACAGATAATGTATTGAGACTAAAAGAACTAACAGGAAACTTCGTGTCAGACAAACCTATATACGGAATTAATACTTTGGCAAAT